TGGCGAAGATGCGGGGCTTCACAGCCATGCTTGACTGAGGGTTGAAATCACCCTCAATGTCTTTTTCTGATGCTGTCGCAGCGATTGAGTCCCAGATAAATAACCATTGAGTTTCGGGCGATGCTGACATCAAGTCCTCAATCGTTCCTAAGACTTTCTCGACTGACACAGCCTGAGTATAAATGGTTTTCTCTGGGTCGCAACCTGCTCTTTCCCAAAAGGAGGGATCAAGCGAAGATTCCGCATCAAAATAAACTACTTGCATGCCCATTTTTTGGGCATTACCAGCGATCTGTGCAGCCATAAAAGACTTACCAGTGGCTGATAGGCCGGCGATTTCTGTAATTTTACCCACGGGGATGCCGGCCATTTTTCCCCTACATATAATTGAATCTAACCAGCGTGAGCCGGTTGGTATCCATTGCTTTACAGCAGTTGGATTATCCTTTGTTAGATCATGAGCAACATTCATTCCGGTTGATTTGTTGATCAACTTTCTGATTGCGTCTAAATCCATTTTTCCCGGTTTCTTTTTCATTTGTACTACTTTTCCCAATTATGCACCTCTATTGTGTGATTCAGCAAACAAAAGCAACTCCTGTTCGCTTTTAGAACCAGTGGATACACTCACAACCTTTCCATCTTTAATTAGTGCAAAGGTGGGAATACTACGAATAGAAAACTTGGCTGCTGTAGTTCGGGATTCATCGACATTAACCTTTGCTACCGTAACCTTGCCTTCAAGCTTAGAAGCCACTGATTCTACTTTTGGCAACATCCTTTTACAAGGGCCGCACCAATCTGCGTAAAAATCAACCAATGTCACACCAGAAGATGTTGTTTGGTCAAAATTTTCGTCATTTAAACTTATAATCATTATTTTCTCCAAAAAATAACAAGGCATCTGTAACCCATGCCTACCTGCGGTACATTCACTATTCTACGCTCAGAACTTCAACCTCGAAGCTGATGTCTTCACCGGCCAAGGGATGATTAAAATCTAAAGTAACAGTCTCTGGTTCAATAGAGACCACTTTGGCCTGCACAGGTTGTCCATTTGGGGCAGTACCAGTTACAGTCTCGCCGGCCTTTAAATCCATCTCAGGTGAGAAATGCTCTCTAGGTACAGCCTGAACAGCATCATCGTTTCTATCCCCATAGGCTTCATCGCTGGTTAAATCAAAAGATTTTTTTTCTCCAACTTTCATTTGCATTACCGCTTTTTCAAAGTTGGGCAATAGGGCCCCAGAGCCAACCACAAAATATAATGGGCTGTCTCTATCTATGGACGAATCAAATACTTTTCCATTAGAGTGTCGACCAGTATAGTGAATACAAACACGTTGTCCATTTTTAATATTCATTTTTTCCTCCGAATATAATATAATAAGGCATCTGTAACCCATGCCTACCTGCGGTTTTGTTTACTCAGATTCTGATGTGTCTTCAGGTTCTTCAGACTCTTCTTCATCTTGTTCAGATTCTTCCGCAGCTTCCTCAGCCTCGGCTGAATCACTCTCTTTGTCCCAACATGCGATTAGCATTGAGGCCAATATAAAGTATTTCATTTTATTTCCTTTTTAAAGTAAGGCATCTGTAACCCATGCCTACCTGCGGTTTTGGGTTATGCTCCCATCAACTCTTGAAAGGCTTGATCAACTTTTGATGTTGATGAAGTGTTATATTTTCGTGTCTCATTAGAGTTGGACTCGGAGGAATTATCAGTTGAAAGATATTCATCTAACAGAGATTGAACCTCTTCAGTTGTCTTTTTATCGAAAAGAGATCCAATATCCGGAATACTTTCCAATAGTTG